TACTAACTCCGATTATTTCGGAGAGATAAGTGGTCAAGGCGATACCGTCAAGATCATTAAGGAACCAGAAATTTCTGTTTCGCAGTATGCACGTGGCACGAATGTCACAGCACAAGATTTACAAGACGAAGACTTCTCATTAGTCATTGACAAAGCTAACTATTTTGCTTTTAAAATGGACGATATTGAAGAAGCTCATAGTCATGTAAACTTTATGGATCTTGCATCTAATCGTGCTGCATACCGTTTGGCAGATCAACATGACCAAGAAGTTCTTGGATACATGGCTGGTTATGCACAGTCTTCATTGCACTCGCAAGCTGATGGACTGAACTCAACTGTAAACGGTACTAAAGCAGTATCAACTGCAGGATCGAATGAGTTGCTATCTTCTATGCAACTTCATAAGGGTGACTTTGGGAATATTACTACTGGTTCCGCAGGAACACACTCTATTCCTTTAGCTGCACGTTTACCGGGTGCAACTGCACTTCCAACGGCAACTGCTTCACCAGCAATGGTTGTAGCACGTATGGCTCGTTTACTTGATCAACAGCAAGTAGATAAGCAAGGTCGCTGGTTAGTGGTAGATCCAGTATTCATGGAAATCTTAGCTGATGAAGATTCACGCTTCATGAACGCAGACTTCGGTGAATCAGGTGGATTGCGTAATGGTCTTTCCATTAACAACTTCCACGGCTTCCGTGTATACTCCTCGTCTAACCTGCCATCAGTAGGTACTGGACCGGGAACTACAGGTTCTGCAAACCAACTGACTAACTTCGGCGTTGTCGTAGCTGGTCATGATTCTGCTGTAGCAACTGCAGAGCAGATCAATAAGACAGAAACATATCGTGACCCTGACAGCTTTGCTGACATTGTTCGTGGTATGCATCTATACGGCAGGAAGATTCTTCGTCCAGAAGCAATCGTAACTGCTCGTTATAACGCAGCGTAAGGGAGATATAACATGGCTACTTATGATATGACTTCCAGTGATACCGCTGGTGTTGGAGCAAACGTTTTAGCTGTTCCAACTAACGTTGGTAATACTGTACGAACCATTGAAGCAATACTAGATATTGATGCAATGGTAACTGCTGGTTACTCTGGTGCAGATGGGGATGTATTTCAACTTCTTGAAATCCCTGCTGAATCCGTAGTAGTTGCTGCTGGTGCAGAGATTATGAAATCTTTCACAGCTTCTTGTACTGCCGATATTGACTTCGCTGGTGGCGATGACATTATTGATGGTGCAGATATAACTGCTGCTGCTGGTACGTATCTTGCAAAAGGTACTAATGGCGAAGCTAACGTTGTAAATACAGGAGCAGCTTCTACTTTTGCTGCCGCTGCACTTGCATGTGTTGGTGCTGCAGATACCATTGATGTGACAATAGCTGGTGCTGCACCTGCTACTGGACGTCTACGGGTATACGCAGTAATTGCTGACGTTTCTGCCGCAATGACAGAAGCTGCAGTCGCCCAGCGTGATCTGGTATAATACTAAACACTACTTTGGGGCTGGCATGTCGCTGGCCCCATTGACGCATCCAAAGGAAACTTAATGGCATATACATACTTAGATATTACAAATGAAGTTATTGCTCGTTTTAATGAGGTTGCTCTTACATCTTCTAACTTTACTGCAGCTAGAGGGTTTCAGATACAATGTAAAAATGCAGTAAACGATTCTATTGATTATATTAATACCAGTGCATACAGTTGGCCCTTTAACCATTCTACTCAAACAGATACACTTGTTGCTGGTACTACCCGATATAGCATACCTACTACGGCTAAACACGTAGACTACGATACCTTTAGACTTGTAAAAGATGATTCATTAAGTGTAGGTGGTGGAAGTTTAAACGTTTTAGATTACAAAGATTACCTAGATAGTTTTATTACACAGGAAGATCAAACAGATGTAGGTAGTGTACCTCGTAGTGTTTTTAGAACTCCTGATAATAACTATGGTTTATATCCTTATCCTGATAAAGCATACTCTTTAAAGTACGAATTGTATTCATATACAACTGCTTTGTCTGCAGCTACAGATGTTCCTGTAATACCAGAGCAATATAGAGCCGTTATAGTAGATGGTGCAACTGCATATGGGTATCAGTACAGGGGTGAAGCAAATCAGTTTCAATTAAACTTTCAGAGATTTGAAGCTGGTATAAAAAATATGAGAAGTCTTTTATCTAATAGGGTAGATTATATAAGATCTAAAATGATTACACGATCATCTAAATCTGTAAGTATGTTTGGTTAAGGTTTAAATATGGCAGACGAATCAGGTCTTAATCCATTTATCTTTCCATGTAAAGGTGGTTTGGTACTCAACAGTTCTACTTTTACTATGGACCCCGGACAAGCATTTGAGTTGCAAAACTTTGAGCCTGACATTAAAGGTGGATACCGTAGGATAAATGGATATACTAAATGGAACGCTAACTTAGTTCCTCATACCTCTGCTACTTCTGAAAAGGTACTTATGTCTGCGTACCACAAAGGAGAAGTAATAGCAGCTAGAGGTACTAAAGTATTTAGATCTACAGGTGCAAGTAATGCACTAAATGGTGCAATTAATAATTCAGCTACTACACTTACACTGGATAGCACTGCAGACTTTAGTACAACGGGTACTATACTTGTAGGTACAGAACAGATTACTTACACAGGTAAAAGTACTACACAGCTTACTGGTTGTACAAGAGGAGCAAATAGTACGAGTGCTGCAGCACATGCAGATGATGCAACACTTACACAGTACTGGACACAGATAGATACGGGTCGTACAAGTGCAGGTAAGTATACTTTTTACAGACAGAACTTATCTGGCACTGACATAATAGTATTTGCAGATGGGGCTAACAATGCAGCATACTTTGCCTCTGGTAACTCTGTAACTGACATAAATGGAACTGGCGCACCTGCTAACCCTAAGTTTGTAACAGGACACAAGAACACTTTATTCTTTGCTGGTATGTCTAGTAATCCACAGGAGATAGTTTTTACTGCACCATACTCAGCTACAGACTTTACGGCAGCTAACGGTGCAGGATCAATTGTAGTAGAAAGTCCTATCACAGGATTGTTTCCATTTCGTGATGATCTGATTATATTCTGTGAAGAACGTATATTTAAATTGTCAGGTAATAGCGTAGCTGACTTTCAGTTAGTTCCTATATCTCGTAACATAGGATGTATGAATGGGTTTACAATACAAGAATTTGCAGGTGACATTGTATTCTTAGGTAGAGATGGGCTTAGAACTGTAGCTGGAACTGAACGTATCGGTGATGTAGAACTTGGAAGTATTAGTACACCAGTACATCAGTTGTTTAATGTACACAGTACGATAGATGAATTTGATTCTTTAATTGTACCTGACAAGACACAGTATAGAATATTCTTTGTGAACTCTTCTACTACTGCAAAGAAAACAACAAAGGGTGTTATTGCTCATAGATCAAGAGATGGGTATGAGTTTTCTGAAACGTTTGGATTACAACCTTCTTGTACTGACTCTATAAATGAAGATGGTAAAGTATATGTATTACATGGTGGATATGATGGATATGTGTACAGACAAGAACAAGGTAATACTTTTGATGGAGACAATATAATCGGTAGATACAGATCACCTGATTTAACTATGGGTGATGCAGGTATTCGTAAAAACTTCCAAAGGGTTATTATTAACTATGCTCCTGAAGGTGTAGTAAACTCTGACTTGTTCTTACGATATGACTATGAAGACCCTGATGCTCCAAGACCTGCAGCTTATCCATTTGATAGTAGCTCTATCGTTGCTATATATGGAGCAGGAGCATACGGTACTGTTACTTACGGTGGGCAGTCTCAGCCTTTGGTAAGACAGGCAGTAGAAGGTAGTGGCTTTGCAATAGCACTAAGGGTTGTTGACAATGGTACATCAGAGCCTTACTCACTTAAAGGCTTTCAGTTAGAATTTGATGCAGCCGCAAGGCGTTAAAGGAGAAATAAATGGCTGGTTATACACGGCAGTCCACATATACAGACGGTGACATTATTGATGCAGCAGACTCTAATGACGAGTTTGACCAACTTCTAGCTGCCTTTAATGCTTCCTCTGGACACACACACGATGGTACTGCTGCAGAGGGTGCAGCAATTACTAAGCTACTAAGTAACACACTTACCTTTGGTGCAGCTACTTCAGGTACAGATATTACAATTACCTTTGACGGTGAGACTAATGACGGTGTACTAAAGTGGATGGAAGACGAAGACTACTTTGAGTTTTCTGATGATATACTTGTAGCCTCTACTGAAAAGATACAGTTTCGTGATACAGCTATTTATATTAACTCATCTGCTGATGGTCAACTTGATCTCGTAGCTGATACAGAAATACAAATCGCAGCTACTACTATTGACATGAATGGTGCTGCAGACATCTCAGGTAACTTAGCTGTAGGTGGTAATCTTACAGTTGCAGGTAATGCTACAGTAACAGGTACTACAACGTTTAACGGTGGTACACTCACATTAGGTGACTCAGCCAGTGACAACGTAGTATTTGGTGCAGATGTTGACTCACACATTATACCTGACGATGATGACACATACGACTTAGGTAGCTCAAGTCAACAGTGGCGTAATTTATTTATTGATGGTACAGCAAATATTGATACAGCCTCTATAGATAATATATCTGATGATACACTTGTGGCTACAGATAAAAAGATACAGTTTCGTGACACTGGCCTGTATATTAACTCTAGTACAGATGGACAGTTAGATATTGTAGCTGACACTGAAGTACAGATAGCTGCAACTACAGTGGACATTAATGGTGCAGTAGATGTATCAGGTAATCTATCTGTAGGTGGTAACTTAGACGTTACAGGTACATTTGATCTAAGTGACTCTAACTTTACTAATGCAGGTGACATACAGCTAGATAGTATTACAGGTGACTCAGATACAAACACTAGCATTACCTTTAGTGGCTCAGATGTAATTACGGTTACTACTGGTGGTGAGACACAAGTTACATTTAACAATGGTTCTATTCTACCTACAACTGACAATGACGTAGACTTAGGATCTAGCTCACTAGAGTTTAAAGACTTGTACATTGATGGTACTGCCTATGTAGATGCCATAAACTTTAATGGTACTGCAATATCTGCTACTGCAGCAGAACTTAATATTATGGATGGTGTAACAAGTACTGCAGCAGAGCTTAACATTCTTGATGGCGTTACGTCAACTGCAGCAGAACTAAACATACTTGACGGTGTAACATCTACTGCCGCTGAGTTAAACATCCTTGATGGTGTTACAGCTACAACTGCAGAGATAAACCTTATTGATGGTGATACTTCAAGAGGTACTACGGCAGTAGCAAGTGGTGACGGTATTCTCATCAATGATGCTGGAACTATGCGTATGACTAATGTAGATACAGTGTCTACATACTTTGCAAGTCACAACGTAGGTGGAGGTAACATTGTTACTACTGGTGCATTAAACTCAGGTAGTATTACTTCTGGCTTTGGTGCTATAGATAATGGTTCGTCTAACATTACTACGACAGGTGTAGGTTCCTTTGGCTCACTAGATATTAGTGGTGCTATAGATGTAGATGGCACTAGCAACTTAGATGCAGTAGATATAGACGGTGCTGTAGACATGGCAAGTACTCTGCAAGTTACAGGAGTAGCTACACTTACAGCTACTGCAATAGCTAACGCAGGTGTATCTGTAAAGAACGGAGCTACATCTGCTGGCTTTGTAGAGTTCTTTGAGGACTCAGATAACGGCTCAAATAAAGTAACACTAATAGGACCAGCATCTACTGCAGATGTGACCTTGACTTTACCTGCTGCTGCTGGTACAGTTGCAACAACAGATGATGCCACAGCCCTAGCCATTGCGCTTGGTTGATATAGGAGAAAACAATGGCTAATACTTTTAAAACAATTACACGGGATGTAGCACCAGCAAGTTCTGGTACACCTGAAACAATATACACAGTACAGTCTGGTAGTACTGTTATCATACTTGGACTATTCTTATGTAACGTACACAGTTCACAGGTTACTGCTTCAGTAGACTTTGTGAGTACAACAACTCAAACAAGTCAGACACAAAACACTACGGCACAACTTGTTAAAGATGTAGCTATACCTGTAGGATCATCTTTGTCTGTACTTGACGGTAAGATTGTAGCTAACGTAGGTGACATAATTAAAGTAGACTGTTCTGTAGCTGACAAAGTTTCAGTAATAATGAGTTACATGGAGATAACCTAATGGCAGGATATATTGGCTCTAGGGCTGTAAGTGTAAACACTACATCAGCTACCATCACTGATGACCTAACGATAGGTGACGATCTTACTGTTACTGATGACATGACCGTTGGTGGTACTCTTGGAGTTACAGGTGTCTTAACTGCGACTTCATTAGACATCTCTGGTGACATAGACGTAGACGGTACAACTAACCTAGACGTAGTTGATATTGATGGTGCTGTTGACATGGCATCTACTCTAGATGTAAGCGGAAATTTGGGGATTGGAACTACCGCAACTACCGCAGCTAGTAGTACTAAAAATATATTCTTAGGTGGGACAGGTAACATTTATGCT